AAGTGAACCTATTCATTCAGAAGAATATTTTAATAAAGCATTAGAACAAATTATTAAAATAGGACAAGATGAAAAAATGAAAGAAGATATGCGTATTAATGGTATTAATTGGGCTCAAAATCAAACATGGGAAAATCGTGTAAATGAATGGTATAAATTATTTAATTAATTATTTTAGGTGATGAAATATGATTTGAATAAAAATAAGCACCTTGTAAAAATGAATCTGCTAAATCATCTTTCTTTTTATATGAATTAAAATGTGTTGTCCATTGTGGTAAATGTTGTGTTAATTCTAAACAATATTTGATACCTAAACTTTTAGTTAATTTATATGTTTTTGTTGCGTCTGTAGTTGATTGATCTGCTTTTTTACAAGAAATTAATTGTTTTACATCACCTTCATTAGCAATTTTAAGTTTATTAGAGGGAGACATAAATTTAACTTGAGTTATATTAGATTTTGTAATTTCTTTATCAATAATACCTCTTATTAAATAATAATCATATATAGTAGAAGCAATTGATTTCATTCGTGGATTTTTTAAGGATGGTTGATTTTCGATAACAACATAATCGGTAGATAATAAATTTTTCCTATTTTCTAATTCCATTATTAATTTATATTTAATTTCATCAAATTGTGATGTAATAGAATTTTTTATTTTAAATACTTTTAATTCTGATGATTTAGAAAGTGTTTTATATAATTGTTTAGCATGTGTTGTGCAATAACATTTATTATTATTTTCATATGAAATAGTTTTACCACAGATTTTCAAATTTTTAAATTCATATTCACATGAATTTGGTTTATTGGATTCAATAAATGTATTATTAAAAGGTTTTATTGTTTTATCAATCTTTTTACTATGAGTTTTACAATAATATTTTATTTCATTATTAATAGTTTGTGTATAAAAAGCTTTTGCACCACAAGTGCATTTCTGTTCATCGCGGTTAGTTAAATCAATATTATTCCATTCTAAAATATTCCAATTAGATATTTTTGTTCCATCTGGTTGTGTAAAAATACTTTGAGTCAATAAACAATATGATAAATGAATAATTCCAACATCAAAAGATAAAATAACTGGAAATTTTATATTACTCATTTTTATTATATCCAAATAAAATTATATGCTTAAACAAGTTTATAAAAATTGATAATAAATTAATTAAATAATTATTCTATATATAATTAACTATTATATATAAAATGAGTGGATATTTAGAATTAATTATTGGTCCAATGTTTTCAGGTAAATCAACTGAAATTATTAGGAAAATCAGACTATTGCAAAAAATTAATAAAAAAGTATTAGTAATTAAACCAAATATTGATAACAGATATGATAATAATAAAGTTACATCACATGATTTTGAATCTGCTGAATGTATTTCTATTTCACAATTATCAGAAATAAATGAAAATATTATTAAACATCATGATACTATTATTATTGATGAAGGACAATTTTTTAATGATTTGGTTGAAGTAATTGATACTTGGTTGAAATTATATAAAATAAATATTATTGTTGCTGGTTTAGATGGCGACTATCAACAAAAACCAATTGGTGGAATTTTAAATTTAATACCATTATCAAATAAATGTATTAAATTAAATTCATTATGTAATGTGTGTAATGATGGAACAAAAGCACCATTTAGTTTTAGAACTGATCAATCAAACAATACTGTTTTAATTGGCGGATCAGATAAATATATACCAGTATGTAGAAAACATTATAATGAATTGGTATTTAGTATTGTTTAATTATATTCAGAAAAATGAACAAAAGAACATTTATTAAACATACTTAAATTTTTATTTAAATTATCATCTAACTTTTGAAAATTAAGTGCTACTAATTGATATCTATTTTTCCATAATGGTTCTGGATCAAAATTATATGAAAAATGTCCTTGTATATCACCTGCTGGATAGATGCGATGTATTATTCCTGTTAAATTATTATTTTTTAGATTACTATCTTTATGATCTGTATTTTTTAAATCAGAAATAACAATATCTTCAAGTGGTGGCGTAATTCCGCCTCCCGAGGTAATTCTATTCTCTGAATTAACTCTGTTGTCGGATGCAAATCCGCCCCCCGAGGTTAATATAATTTTATTTAATAATTTTTTAATAGGGGTATTACTTAACATTGTTGTAGAACTTATTATTTTATTTTCAAAATATTTTAAAAGTATTTCTCTCATTTTTATTTGTGTTTTAACTAATTTATTAGTATTTAATTCAAGTGTTATCCATATTGGATCTGATGTAGTTTGAGCAAATTCAGCAATTGTTTTAATACATTCTTCAAAAGTTATATAAGATGTTGTAAATATATCACCATATTTATATTCCATACCATGTGCTACAACTGGTGTATAATCATCATCTGTTAATCCAATATTATTTTTTGCATATACATCTAATTCAATAACTCTTGCTCCTAATTGTAGTGCATTTTTTATAGCATCAACAGACGAAATATCTATATTTTGATGACATGGTAAATATGTATTATGGGATGTGCTTATATAAAATTCGTGTAATGGTTTATCTAATAAATGAGGTTTAATTAATTCTATTGACGTTATTTTATTAGTTAATAATAATTGATTACTTACATAACATAAACAATCATTTAAACTAAAATTATATCCATCTTTTAATAATTTTAATAAATAATAAACAAATAAACTAATTGGTATTATTAAAAAAACCCATATATTAACTCTATTCATTTTATATTGATAAAATAAAATTATTACACATACTGTTAATAATACTAAAATGTTATTAAATAAAAAAGTTTTAATGGTATTCATTTATTTTATATGAGATAATTTATTTATATTGTTATTCAAAAATTAAAATTAATTTTTGATATACACGTACAGCCAAGACAGATTTGAATCTATTACATCTTCTGGGGAGGGGTGAAATACACTTCCATGGTAACCTTGATAGTACCACGAAACTCGTAGGAGTGTGTGAGGTCCTTCGCCATGAGGCGTATGATCGAATAGGAATTCATGTAGCGCTTGATGGGCGTGTTCACATCTAGGAGGATTTCACGCGCGTCCTTGCAGTGCTGTATAAGCTGCTCGTGCGTAAATGCACGCGCCGCCAAGGTTTCCGCAAACTTGCTGCCACCTTGTGTCAGGGAGTCACAGGAAAAGTTAAAATTGTACACGCGTCCTTCACCAAATGCTGAGTTTTGTACAGTTTCACCAGACATTCCTGGGAGTGTCGTGATTATGGTTTTGAAATCGACAGTCTCAGGCAGAAACTTGGGTGTTGGGACTGGAGTCGGCGCCGGAGGTGAACTGTTGAATGCCTTCAAGAAACTTCCGCACTTGTTTGCCGATTGTCCAAACTCTGACAAGGGCGGGAACTCTTGTGGATCCGGGTGGTCCCTTGCTGAAGCAGGCTCCAAGACACTTTTGGGGTTGACACCCGGGTTGTTCTTGAACTTCAGGAGGTTTTTCTGACGCATGATCTTCCTTTCGAGGAGGGTTTTCTCGTCGGAATAGTTTGCTTGCAAGACGTCTAATTCAGCCAGTTCTTCTTGGATGCGGGCAATCTTAGCCTCGTTTTCGACGCACTGTGCGGCTAACTTGGCAATCTCCTCATTCACGACATCAAGACGCTGTTCGTCTTTCGACTGGGATACTGGATCTTCGGTCACTGCAGTAGGCAGAGCAACTGCGGACGGTGCGTCGGGTGACTTCTGCGACTGCGACTTCGACTTGCGGGAGACTAGGACACACCATCCTTTCTCATTAGTAGAGTCCATGATGAGGATTTCTTAAAACTATTTTAATATTATAGTCCATTAAAAAGTAATTATTTCAATTTTTTTAATATTCTAGTTCCATAATATATATATCTGGGCTTTTTAGGTAGTCTAATTCGTTGTGCATCATTTATATCACCCGTGGGGGAATATGCATAATCAAGTATAGTATTTATATGGGTATGACTAAAAGTCTCTATTTTATCACTATTTTTCATATATATTATATATAGTTATATAAAAAATGAAATTTAATATTTAAAGATATATATTTTAGATATATAAGAAATGTCAATAATATGGGATAATGTAATATTTAGAGATTACATTGATGTAGATAAATCAGAGATTAATAATTTACCGGTGGGTATGGGTGTATCTACGATGTGTGCATCATGTAAGTTAAATACATTAGTAAATATAGTAAACATTGAAAAATATTTCCAATTAAATTCAGATGATATTTTAACGGTAAAAATGAACAAAGAAAGACTTAGAACAATTATATTAACTAAAAAGAAACCAAAACGCCAAAGGAAAAATGAACATAGACTAATACAGAAAGATACAACTAAGAATTATTTTTATAATCAGATTACGGTAGTAATGCGAATTGATTCTGGACCATGTGCTGATTTAAATGATGCTCCTAAAATTAATATTAAATTATTTAAAAATGGTTCAGTGCAAATGTCTGGATGTAAAACAGTCAAAAATATTAATATAGTATTAAATAAACTAATTTATAAATTAAAAGAAATTAAAGCAATTATGGAAGATGGGAAAATTAATATAAAAGAATTTATTGAAGAACCTGATAAGATTAATATAATGAATTTTAAAATTGATATGATTAATTCAAATTATAAAGTTAATATGCAAATTGATAGAGATAAATTATATAATTTGTTATTAAAGAAAAAAATAAAATCATCATACGAACCATGTATTAGAGCATGTGTAATTATTAAATTTACACCATGTGAACAAAATAGCGAATATAAAGAAATAAGTATATTTGTTTTTCAGAAAGGTAATATTATAATTACAGGAGCAAGAAGAAGAAGTCATATTTTAGCTGCATACAAATATATAAATAATATATTAGTTACTCATTCAGAAGAAATCAGTAAAAAAGACGAAAAAGATGAAGAAGATTTAATCCTAGATCTATATAATGACATTTTAAAAGATGCAGAAAATGGATTAATTACAATTTAATTGTTAATTATTTATTATAAATTTATATAAAATTATAATAAATTATTTTATTTTATATCCCTGTATTGAAATCAATATTTTTTTGATGATATATATCATTAACTAAAGGATTACCATTTAATGCACTTATTTGTATAGGATCTACATAATAAAATGTATTTGCATTAAGATCAGTCTTTTTACTAGTTTGTTTTTTATCTATTTGATTAATTGAATAATTTTTTGATGTACCAGGATTAGATACATAACTAAAAGTATGACGTTTATCATTAAATCTAAAAGTATCTTTATTTATATCTCCTCTAATTGTATCAGATTTTGGTCCAGGTGTTCTAGCTCCCATTGCAGTTTGTTCTCTTTTATCATCAATAGACATATTTCTTTCTG